TTCATTGACGTAAAGGCCAAGGACCGAAATAGTCCTCTTTATCTAGGTCCAAATACTGATACAATGCAATATGTAGGTGCCAATAGCGAAGATACCAATCAGCAATCAGACCATACATTGGTAACTCATGGTAATCATTTTCATTTTGATGAAGCATTTGGATCAGGGTTTCTTTGTCCATCATATGTTGGTGGGTGGAAAGCACAATACTCGTTAAATGTGATCTTCATCTCTTTATTGGTGAGATTAGCATGATCTGCTGCTTTTGGCAAATTCCACTTTGCAGTAAACAGCATTTCCATTGATTTGCGTGTCTCAGGTCTCATCAGTTACCCCAATATTCTCCATGAAATTTTTACGAAACTCTTCAACCTCGTCAATGACTTCCTGAGCAATAGGAGGACCAGATTGTACAACAGGAGCAAGAATTACAGCAGCACCATCAGGTCTTTCGATACGCCAAACGCAACGATTGCGCTCACACATATCAACCAGAAACTCAAGATACTTTTCTGCTTCTGCTTCAGTTACAGAAATAGGTGTATTCATTCTGATACAAAGTGAAAGTTTTCTTTGTTGGTGGAGACAAACTGATATGTAATCATATCTTTGTCCACCTTTTCTTGGATTTTAGCAACCATCTTGGCAAAATTCATACCCTCTCGGCGTCCATGCTCCCAAACAATTTCTTGATCATATCCCTCATTGTCCATGAGTTTCAGTGACCTTTCTGAGAAGTTGACCCAGATGTGCTCTAGATAGGTGTCGTCAGTCATGGGGTGCCTTGGTTACTCACATATTATAGGGTATCAGGGAGAGGGTGTCAAGGGGAGACGAAGTTGAAATTGACCACCACTCGCTGCTTCGCATCAGTTGCATATGTGCCTGTATGCGTGTCACGATTGTTAAAAAGCACCATTCTATTAGCAACACAATCGACCTTAGCATCTTTGAAAAGAGTAGGTCCATTAGATGTTGTTACATAGAAAATTGCAGTTTGATGATCTTGTATTTGCCCCTTTGCTTCAAAGTCATTATGCCAACCACTCTCATAGTTGTCATCCATCTTAAAAGTAAGATTTGCTTTGATTCTCAATGGTTGTAGTATATCTAGGCGATTTACAATGGGGGCAACCAGATTACGATACTGAGATTGCCACTCCCAAGCATAGTAAAAACTATGACACATCTGATATAGATCTTGATTTGTCTGATCTACAACTACACGCCCATTATAAAACCAAGGGAAATCTTCCGATAGAAACGTTTGTTGTATCTGTCGAAATTCTCCCTCAGGGAGGAAGTCATCAATAATTTGCATTAGTTTAGGTTAATAATAAGTGCCTTAATATCGCAAACAGCGATAGCAGCAATACTGATTGCAGCACCTGCCTTGAGACTGATAGCAGCGCCAGCGTTGAGGGTGATAGCACCTGCAGCAACGTTAGCAACAAAAGCACCAGCGCCAACAGTAAACAGGGCACCACCAGCAGCACAAGTTACTAGGAAGGGTCCAGGAGTCGTAACAGTGAATGGAGGTGTGGGCACAACACCAGGAAGTTGAGTGAAAGTGATTGGACCCTTAACATTATATACCACCGAGCACAGAGGTGATGGTGAAGTCATGCCAATGTTGTGCAGTTCTTGCGTAGCATTGACAGTAAGGTTACCGACGTTGCAGTTAAATTCACCACCAGAGAATGTGGATGTCTTAAAACCATTTTCGAGTTTAGATCCTGCCATCTTCAACTCTCTGCATCCGACTTCTGCCTCGATAGCATTAAGTTTGAAGTTTGCACCAGCAACCATCAGATCCAAGTCAGATCCAAAGGTCATACTATGCTTTTGGATCTTATCTGCACCGTCTTTCTTTTCGCCCTTGTTATCAACCTGCTTGGGAGCACCTTGAGCATTAAGGAAATAACCACCACCAACTTCGATGTGACAGTCACCTGTGACCTTCAGACGATAGTCACCATTGATTGTGCGGACATAATCGCCATCAATAGTCCCGCAGTCGTCACCATGCACCTCATGAGTGTAGTTTCCAGGGAAACTTTCATGGTCGGCAACATAGTTTGACTGCTCTTCACCTGACTGACTCTTTGTTTGTTTCTTGCTGTATTGTTTAACTGCCTTATCTACTTGATCTTGAGATGCACCAGGATTTTTCTGGCGATACTCTTTCTTTGCCTTATGCTCTGCCAGTTGAGAGTTATTTGCATTGACAGAGAATTTAGTGCGACCTGATGCATCTCTCTGCACAGTTGCACGTCTACCAGGGGTGCCCATCTCTTCCTTAAATGCACCACTGATAAAGTTTTTAGCAGAGGTCAGATAAGGATCTGCTTCATTGAAGAAAGAGTCAATGAAACAACCACTATCAAAGTCACCAAATGGACCACCGCCACCACACTTTGCATATCCGCTATTGCCTGCTGCACCCAATGCAGAAGGAGTACAGGAAGTTGTGCCAAAGAAAGGATAGAAACCAACATCTTCCTGACCACCAGTAGACTCTCTATCACACTTAAGGAAGTTGCCGAGAATGTTGAAGAGTAGAGTCAGAAGTGCAAGAACATTTGTGAAGTCAAAACCATTCTTAACAATGTCTTGTGCATCATCGAAGACTTTCTTACCTTCTTTGAAGGTTTCCATCAACTCCAACCCGTCACCGATGCCACTAATGACACTCTGAATTGCACCGAGGACACTCTGCACTTGACTCAGGAGACTTTGCACATTACACATAATGCCTTCTGCAATTGCTGCAACACTCTGTGCTGCTGCTTCTGCCTTACTGATAGCACCATTGACCAGAGATGTAATTACATTAGTAATTGTAGCAATGGGGTTGGTAATAAATGATGTGATATTTGAGTCTAGGTTACAGAGAAGTGCCAGACCTGCTTGAATAACACCCTGAATTGCCGTTGTTGTGCCACCTGGGAGACCCAAAAGTGTCGTAATCTGTGCTGCTGCCGCTTCAATTGGCTCAATAAGGTCGCTCAGTGCTTGCCTCATAGAGGAGATCACCTGTGCCATGATTGCACTAACAAAGTTAGTCAGTTTTGCAGTCAGTTTTTCGACATTAGTGAATGTGCCACTCAAAACATCCATAAAACCACCCTCAGTGGGCACCAAATTGGATGCACTAGCGACAAGATCCTCTACAAGGTAATTTACTGTATTTTCTAGAGATTTGTAGGGACCACCTGTGCCTGCCGCAGTAGGTAGTGGTTTTGATGGTGTAGTTGGTTTTGCCGAGTTTGTGGCGCTACCATTTGCCTGAGCTGCAAGACTTTTAGGCGATCCTGCGTTAGCAGAGGGTTGCTTATTAGATCCGTGAGTATTAACAGTATTATTGCCCAGCGATTCTTTACTCTTTTTGCCAGAAGTGACATTTGTCTCCCCAGGTGGTAGAGTTGAAGCATTTCCACCTAGACCTTCAGGGACTTTATCGCCAGTGAGTTGATAATTGTTATCAGTGCTCTGCTGACTCTTATCCATACGCAAAACACCGATAACAATCGGTTGTTGTGCCATCTCACCATCCATGAAGAATCCCATGACAATAGCGCCAGGTTGTAGTTGACCTGACGATTCGCCTTGACCATCATTACCCGCCTGATCTGTGCCTTGCAGCACACTTGCCCAGGGGAGATTTTCTGTAGGAATTTTTTGGGCAGAATCTCCAGTAGGGTTGGTATAGTAGTTTAGGATTCTTGCTTTTACTCTGCCTAGTTGCAGAGGGTCTTCGTGATCCTCTACTTCACCGACCCACCAGAACATGCCATCTTTACCAGCAAAAGTATTATTCTGCTCGCTTATAATGCCGTCAATTAACATATATCTTAAGAATGGACCGTAATTTATTTATTCCTCTAACGGACCCCCAGTGCGCCATGCGCCAGTTTTAATCCGATTGACTAATTCATCTCCCCATGCTTCCAACTTGTCTGGATGGACTTGCGTGATGCCCGCTTCTTTAACAGCATTTTCGATGCTGTAAACTTCGTTGTCATCGAGTTGCTTGCCGTCTTTGGGAAGAGTCATAGTCTCCTGGGTTGCTTGCATACTATTTTATCCCGAATTCCAAACATTTCAATTGGATTTTATAAAATCTTAAGAAGTCAATTTTTTGGCGGGAAATTTTTGGGGCGATATGGGAAATTAAAGGTCGTTTTTGGAATGGGCGATGACGGATTCGAACCGCCGACCGATTGGGTGTAAACCAATAGCTCTACCGCT